CGGCAGCCTGTACTGCATCCTTGTACATCTTTGTGAAAGCTTCGACTGCCGTCTTGGTATCCTCAGCGCTTTCCGATACCAGATGTGCCAGAAGTTCATCCGGGATGTTGATTTCTTCATCTGCCAGCATCTTTCTGGCCGTCTTTGACATTTCCGAGAGCGAATTCTGCCGTTTCAGATCTGCCAGTTCCTTTTCCAACTTCCGGTTTTTATACTCCGCTTTCTCTTCCTTTGTCATCTTCGCCAGCTTTTCCGCCTCTGAAAGCTTATCATCAGTCAGTGCCTGCCACTTTTCCTGCGCTTTGGTCACTGCTGTATTTACCGCTTTCTGCACTCTGCGGTCGAACTCCGCGCGATTCTCTGCCTGCCCCAGAAAATCATCAAACGACATCTCATTGCCGCTATCTCCAGAACCTGCTCCAGCTCCGTCCTCGTTTCCGTCTCCGGCTCCGCTGCCGTCTCCTTCGCCGTCTGCAAATACCTGCAGGTTGATCATCGGGATTCTCCAATGATAATGGTTGTTTTTGCGCTTCATTATTTTTCTGTCCTTTCTGCCCCGTCCCGTTCTGTAATAGCCCCGTGCCGTTGCTCCGGAATCATAGTTTAACGACATTTCGGTCACATCGGTTACACGATCCGGACATGCTCCGGAAATTCATCGACCATCAGACAGATGCCGACAAAAAAGGAATCCACCAGAGTTCTTGCTCTCTCTGATAGATTCCCATACTGTATATCAACCCATCCGGGCGATACTTCGTATTCTATTTCATCCCCTGTCAGATCCTCAATCGAGTGGATCAGCGTCCGCACAAGGCTGGAAACGCCCGCGCAGACAATATCCTGCCCATGTGGTGCGTACATTGCATGACCGGACACAGTCAATCGGTCTTTTCTTACCGTTACATCAATCAACAGTCATCACATCCTTTCATTCCGGCTGTTCCCTGCCGGTGGGAGATGTATGGATCACCGCTTTTCTACTCTGCTGTGTAATCTTCAATGACCGGAATACCGTACTCAATAGCACATGTATTTTCGATCTTGCACCATCTGGCATCCTGCCAGCCTTTCGCAAAGTAGGCAATGTCAGCACCAGCCAGAAGTTCCAGGGATTTTCCAAGGAACCAGAGTGGCTTTGCATCCACCGGAGCTTCCTGGAAGAAAGAATCAATAACCTCTACTTGCTCTCCAATCACGTCTTCTGCACTCTTGATTGCTTTCTTACGTTCTGCAAGGATATCTTCATCAGACTTTCCTTTCATTGGCTGTGAAATAAACAATTTCTTCATGATTAATCCTCCTAATCTGCAAACACCCAATCATCTGCAAGCATATCTGCCTGACTTGCGAGCCATCCCATCTGTACTCCTGATGTTCCGACAAATGCGATAGCCATGTTTCCGATAGCATCATGCTCGCAATTCACGATCTCCCCATCCGGCGTCTTATAAGAAATCCCAGTGGCGAGCTGAATGTACTGCTTTTTGCCGTTCCATCCTTTACGAGCCACCTTAAGTCCTCTTTTCAGATAACGGATAGCATCTCCAAAGCCAAATGTTGACTGACCGCCAAGAACACCACAATTCTTTTCATCAGCAATCATCCAATCATCCCTCTGTGTGTGCATGAAAGTATATTCCACCCTCTGTGTTTCACGGATATCAAGAACTTCTCCCTGTCCTTTGTCGGAATCTTTTGATCTGCAATGAATCATAATTGTCTGCTTATCAATGTCCCAACACCAGTAACCATTCCAACCAGGAAGTTTCACCTTTTCTCCATGTTTCATTGCTTCAAATGCTTCTTTGAAATTCATGATTTACTACCTCCTATTCTTCTGTATGACATGTATTTGTTATTTTACCATATACATCCTCATAAAGTTCCTGCTTGTCACCGTTGTAGGTGTATTCGGCATAGATACCATCTCCGCTGATAGTGGTTGATGCAAGGCACTTATAATTCTGAAGTGTTTTGCATGACCATACCACGAATACATTTCCAAGGTCGATCTGAACTTCCGGTCTGTTCTTGTGGTACCATTCAACGAGTTTCTTCTGTGCTACACTCTCGAAATGTGCCATTCCTGTGATAATCATATTTCACCTTGTCCTTTCTTAAAAATGTGTATAAAAATACCACCGGCCTCTCGACTGGTGGTAACTATGAAATAATTGCGCCAAGTAATGCAGACAAGATCACGTTGAATGTTTCGGCACAATATTCTTTTGCTTTCTGCATACGGCTGTTTTCTTCCAGGAACTGTACGCCCTCAAACGTAATCTCAAATGGTCTGTCTGTTTGGAGCATTGGCGCGTCTTTTGTTTTGTCAATGACTGCAAACCCTGTAATATATCCCTTCCTTACAAGTGTTACAATGATCTTGCACCAATAGCTTTGCGGAATATCAAATAATTTTGAATTCCAGGCAAACTGTTCGAGTTCCGGTTCTACGCCGAGTTTCATGCATTCGTACAGATATCTCAGTATTTTATACATGATTACTTCCATGTCATTCTTTGCCATTATCGTTTTTGCTCCTTAAACAGTTTTATACGAACGGGACCATCTCTTTTACGTCCTTCAACGTCCTTTTTGCCTTTTCAAGCAACGAATTTTCGAACAGATAGGAAATACCTTTCGGCGTGATAATGGTATCGGGCAGATCGCCTAAAAGAACGCCATCTTTCGTATGATTGACGGCAATACCTTTTACATACCCTTCTGTAATCAAGCTTAAAATGATATACTGCCAATAATTTTCGGGAATATTATAGGCTGATGCCGTAAGGTAACACGCTTCTGGTTTTTCACCCTTTTTCAAACATTCATACAGATATTTCAGTACCTGATATACGATCACAAAGTAATCATTCTGAGCCATTTGCACCGTCTCCTTATCATCAGTTGATAATTAACTGATTCTTGCAAGAATCACAGTAAAAAGTATTGGTTTTTTCACGGTCGCCAACAGGAATCATGATTCCTGTTTTACATTTTTTGCACAAAACTTTTTCGCCTTTCCTCAAGAGCTTTACTCTCTCATGAGGCGGAATATTCAGAGTATTCGTCATAAACAATCACTCCCATTTCAGATTCGGATATTTATCATTTATATGATTAATTATATCCTGGAGCACTTTCTCTGTCAATTCAATGTTTTGATGCCTGTACTCGTTCACATAGCATTGCAGTTCTTGACTTTTGGTATTTGGCTTGTTGATTTTGGCATGCGTGGCCTCGTGAATCACCGTAATAGCCGTTTCACGAACCGTTTTGGTATTATCAGCATAAATGTTGATTTCTCCATCTTCGAAAAGTCCGTCCAGTCCTTCATCAACATCAACTCCGTACCATACCTTTATTTGAATATCATTTTCCTGAAGATATTCCAACATTTCCGTTCCGATGCTGGACTTTTTCATTTCTTTCATGATATTTCGAGGTTTGATAACGTCTCGCCCCTTTGATCTGCCATCCAATGTTTGGAATATTCCTTCGTTGTCTTTATATCTTGCCTTTCTGTTTTTCGATGCTTCCCGTTCTTCTGTGGTACCACCCTGTTCCAGAAAGTCCAACCATTTCTCATATTCTGCACTGTCTTCATAGGCTGCCGTGGAGCAGTGACACCGCGGATGCATCGGCGGCGCGTTCGTCCCCGGCATCATATCCTGCACTTTGAAATGCTTACCATCCAACGCCTGGCACCGCTCGCAGACATCTGCATTCCCGCAGGCAACGTATGTATATTCTTCGAATCCATTTCGAATATAGGACTGCTTCTGCGCTTCTGTCTGGACTCTGGCAAGCTCCGTGACCATGAGCCGCTCTGCATCCTCCCGGCTTGCACCGAAGCGTTTCTGCAGGTGCACCGCAAGCTCCCGCGGGTTCTTGCCCTGGATTAGCCCTGTTTTCAGCAGCTTGTCCAGCTCTGCTTTCAGCATATCCTGATACATCCAGATTCGATCGGAATAAGTGGCGTTATGGAATGACGCATCGACAATTGCCCGCGCCATTTTTCCATTTTCCTGCACGGAATTGCCAAGAATACCCGCCT